CGCCACAGAAGCCAAGCTCTTTCTTATCCCGGGTGATTCACTCGCCTTTGCATGAAAAACCGCATCCAGGAGGCCACCCACTTGCACTGAGTAGATCTTCACCATGGGACTGTCCATTCGCGCCTACGCGCGCCACCGAGGCGTGTCGCACGTGGCCGTCAAAAAGGCCATCGATACCGGGCGCATCACCCAACTGCCAGACGGAACCATCGATCCGGTGGCGGCCGATGCCCAGTGGGCGGCCAACACCACACCGACCCGGCGGTCAGTAGCGGCCGAGCCACAAGAGGCACCACAGCCTCCCGCAGCAGCCCGTGCGATCCCGCAAGCGTCCGCATCTGCCAGCAGCCGTCCGCAGCGTGAGGCAACTGAGCCGCCGACACCAGCGCTGTCTACCGGCGGCACCTCGCTGCTGCAAGCACGCACCGTCAACGAAGTCGTCAAGGCGCAGACCAACAAGGTGCGTCTGGCCCGCCTCAAGGGTGAGTTGGTCGATCGCTCACAGGCCGTGGCCCACGTATTCAAGCTGGCCCGTGCCGAGCGGGATGCCTGGCTGAACTGGCCGGCGCGAATCTCGGCGCAGATGGCGGCAGGCCTGGGTGTGGAGCCCCATGTGCTGCACGTCGCGCTGGACGCCGCCGTGCGCCAACAGTTGCAAGACCTGGGCGACTTGCAGCCCAAGGTAGATTGATCATGGACGAGCTGTATTACGAAGGCTGGGACGCGATCGAGCGCGCCTGGCGTGAAGGTCTGACGCCCGATCCGCTGTTGACCGTGTCCGAATGGGCCGACAAGCACCGGGTGCTCTCCAGCAAGGCGGCGTCGGAACCTGGCCGCTGGCGCACCAGCCGCACGCCTTACCTGCGCGAGATCATGGATTGCCTGTCCCCGATGTCGCCGATCGAGCGGGTGGTTTTCATGAAGGGGGCACAGGTCGGTGGCACGGAGCTGGGCCTGAACTGGGTCGGCTACGTGATTCACCACGCCCCCGGCCCAATGATGGCCGTCTGGCCGACGGTGGAGATGGCCAAGCGGGCCTCCAAGCAGCGCATCGATGCGCTGATCGAAGAAAGCCCCGCCATCCAGGAGCGGATAGCCCCGGCGCGCAGCCGCGATTCGGGCAACACCATCCTGGCCAAGGAGTTTCATGGCGGTGTGCTGGTGATGACCGGTGCCAACAGCGCGGTGGGCTTGCGCTCGATGCCGGTGCGCTACTTGTTCCTGGATGAGGTCGATGGTTACCCGCTCGATGTTGAGGGTGAAGGTGACGCAATCTCTCTGGCCGAGGCCCGCACCCGCACCTTTGCCCGACGCAAGATCCTGATCGTCTCAACGCCGACCATTGCCGGGGCCAGTGCAGTTGACCGAGAGTTCGAGGCATCGGACCAGCGCCGTTACTTCGTGCCGTGCCCGCACTGCGCACAACGGCAGTGGCTGCGCTTCGAGCAATTGCGCTGGGAACGCGGTCAGCCCGAGACGGCTGCCTACATCTGTGAAGGCTGTGGTGAATCGATTGCCGAACACCACAAGACCTGGATGCTGGAGAACGGTCAGTGGCAGGCCTGCGCCCCAGAAAACGCCGGTCGTACCGCCGGGTTTCACCTGTCGAGTCTGTACAGCCCGGTGGGTTGGCGCAGCTGGATCGAGATTGCCCGGTCGTGGGAGTCGGCGGCCATGTCGGATTCCCGATCAGCCTCGGCGATGAAGACCTTCAAGAACACCGAACTGGGTGAGACCTGGGTCGAAGAGGGCGAGGCCCCCGATTGGCAGCGCCTGCTGGAACGTCGCGAGGACTACCGAATCGGCAGCGTGCCCGCAGGCGGCTTGCTGCTCACTGCGGGTGCCGACGTCCAGAAGGATCGCATCGAAGTCTCGGTCTGGGCCTTCGGGCGGGGCAAAGCAGCCTGGCTGGTCGAGCACCGGGTGCTGATGGGCGATACCGCCCGAACGGACGTCTGGTCGGCTCTCGCAAAGCTGATGGGCGAAACCTGGACCCACAGCAGCGGCTGCCAGCTGAGCCTGGCACGCATCGCCTTGGATACTGGCTACGCCACGCAGGAGGCCTATGCCTTTGTGCGCAGTGTGCGCGATGCCCGGCTTATGCCGATCAAGGGGATTGCTGGGGGCGCAGCACTGATCGGCACGCCGACCGCAGTGGACGCCACCGCCAGTGGCAAGAAGCTGCGCCGGGGCATCAAGGTGTTCCCCGTGGCCGGTGGCATTGCCAAGCTTGAGTTCTACAACAACCTGCGCAAAAGCGCGGAGGTGGCCGAGGACGGCACCACGCCGATCTACCCGGCCGGCTACGTGCACCTGCCCAAGGTCGATGCCGAATACCTGCAGCAACTCTGTGCCGAGCAGCTGATCACCCGGCGCGACCGCAACGGCTTTGCCCACCGCGAGTGGCAAAAGATGCGCGAGCGCAACGAGGCGCTGGACTGCTACGTGTATGCGCGTGCAGCGGCAGCCGCCGCTGGCCTGGACCGATTCGAAGACCGTCACTGGCAAGAGCTGGAAAAACAATTGGGCGAGAAATCGGCAGGAATTGATCCTCCAACCGACGCCATCACTACGGACACCCCCGAGGCCACCCGAGAACAACGGTTCGACGGTGGCCTCAGCACTTCTGGCAGCACAACACCGACTTCCCGCCGAGTGGTGCGCAGCCGATGGATGACCTGACATGACTTACACCCCTGAACATCTGCAAGCCTTGCGTGAAGCCTTGGCCAGCGGCGAGCACCGTGTGACCTACGAGGGCAAGAGCATCGAATACCGCAGCGTGGCTGATCTCAAGGTTGCGTTGGCCGAGGTCGAGGCCACCATCGCCCGTGATTCCGGCGCAGCGAAGTCACGCCAGATCCGCGTGACCACCAGCAAGGCGCTCTGATGGCCTGGCTCAAAAACCTTCGTCGCCGCATGTTGGGCGGCACGCC